GGTGTGATCTGGTGGAGGCTGACCAGTTCATACAGTGCGCTGCTTTAAAACTTCCACGTGAAACAACATTCAAACCGCATAGGCACATAATGCAGATGCGGCATGAAGTGTACATACCTCAGGAATCATGGGTGGTAATATCGGGATTGGTAAAAGTTATCTTGTACGATCTTGATAATACGATACTGCATACCGATATACTGGAGCCGGGGGATTGTTCAATAACTTTACAGTGTGGGCATAATTACGAACTATTGCAGGATAGTGTGGTGTATGAATTTAAAACAGGGCCGTACCTTGGGCAACAGCATGATAAAACTTTTATATGAAAATAATAGTTACCACCTCTGATAAATATCACCACATACTGCCGGTATTTTTTTACCTGTATAAAAAATATTGGAATGATCCATTTGAGTTGGTAGGCTACACTAAACCAGAGTGTGAACTGCCCGATAACTGCACATGGGTATCACTCGGCATACAAGGCGATAAATATGGATGGAGTACTGATTTACGGCGGTACTTTGAGAAGCAGCCGGATTGGTTTGTGTGGATGATGGAGGACACGTTTATAAAAAGTTATGTTGGTTATTTCTCACAAAATGAAGGTGCAGGCCGTATTGATTTAACAAAGGATGTGCAAAGTAGATTACACCATAACGACGGCATTTTTATTAATGCTCATGCACAATCAAGATACCGCCTATCAACACAACCCTCCATTTGGAATAAAACATTTTTGTTGCAATACCTTAAACCAGGACTATCACCGTGGGACTTTGAAACGCAAGATCCAATGAATGACGGATGGAATATTATTGGTTATCCGAACCCGCCTGTTAAGCATAACGAAGGGGTGCGCCGCTTTGATATTTACAAACTTAACCTTGATGGTATGGCACCGGAAGATATTGAACACATAAATAAAATTACACCATGGCAGACAAAATAAAACTTCACATTGGATGCGGTAAGCGTGATTTCGGCAAAGGCTGGGTACATATTGACAGCCAACGACTGCCACACATTACACATCACAACATTGCAAAGCTGCCGTTTAAAGATGCAACGGTTTCTGTGATATATGCTTCACACCTGATTGCGTACTTCGACAGGGAGGAAATTATACAGATACTCAAAGAATGGAACCGGGTTTTAAAGGTAGGCGGCACGCTGCGAATAAGCACCCCGGATTGGAATGTGCTGCGCAAGTTAGACACGCCACTTGTCGGCCCGTTATACGGCAAAATGGGCAGCCCGGTTATTTACCACAAAACGGTGTATTCTATGTCAAGCCTGATGGATGTGTTACTTGCTGCCGGGTTTCACCGCTTCAGAACATATGACCACCGTACAACAGAACACGCACATATTGATGACCACTCCGCCGCATATTTTAACGGTAATTTAATCAGCTTAAATATCGAATGCAATGCTTAATTGGATAGTTAAAGGGGAAACCCTCGAAAGTTATTTGCAAGCCTGCCGGGATGCAGCCGCAAACATTACAACCTTTAAAAAGGATGAACGATTGCACGCTATCTTTGAACACTGCCCGAAACGTATTGCTGATGAATATTACAAACTCATACCTGAGTGGTTATTAAACAAAGGTTTTACAAATGATTTTTACGGCGCACCACGGCTGCATAATTACGGACAAAAGAAGTTCAGCACTTCAACCTTACAGTATATTGGCGTACTATCAAACCTTATCCGCAGATATGGCGGACTTGATGGGTGGCGTATCTGTGAAATAGGCGGCGGTTACGGTGGGCAGTGCAGAACGATACATGATGTGTACAAACCGGAGTGCTACCACATCATTGACCTGCCGGAAGTGTGCGAACTGCAAAAGCGGTATTGCCAGGCTGAATGCTACACAGAACCAACGGGGCAGCAATACGATTTAGTGATAAGCAATTATGCGCTGAGTGAAATACAAAACAATGAACTTTACATAGATAAGATACTCCGCAATTCAAAACATGGCTATATCACCTGCAACACAGATTTAGTACAGATTGATTGGGAACATGAGAAATTTAACGATATTGCAGGGGAACGGGAAACTAATTTTATATTAATATGGTAGTAGATTGGCAAACAGTAACCGAATTTGAAAAGCAAATTGCCTGGTACTTTAACGCACCGTATGCCGTGGCAGTAGATAGCTGCACTCATGGTATTGAACTATGTTTGCGGTATAAAAAGGTAGATACTATTTTCAGCCCAAAGCATACTTATTTATCAGTGCCTATGTTGGCTGATAAGATGGGCATAAAGCTGGCATGGAAGCCTGAGATATGGCAAAAGTTCTACCGGGTGCATACCAACATAATTGATGCTGCTACACTGTGGGAGAAAAACAGTTATATCCCCGGTACTTTTATATGCCTTTCATTTCAATACCAAAAGCATCTTAGCCTTGGCCGTGGCGGCATGATACTTTGCCCTGATCAACAAAGCTGGTTGCAATTAAAAAAAATGAGTTATGACGGCAGGTTGCCCGGCATACCATGGCGTGATCAGGATATTGATACAATTGGGTATCATTACTACATGACACCCGAAACGGCGCAGCAGGGGCTGGATAAATTACAGGCGGCTATTGACACACCTCCCCGCATTTGGGGTACTGAAGATTACCCGAATTTAACTAAAATGAAAATATGGGCAAAATAGCATTTGTTACCGGCATCAGCGGCATGGATGGCGCAAATTTATCTGAGTACCTGCTTGGCTTAGGTTATGAAGTACACGGCATAATACGGCGGCATTCAACATCCGAAAGTCAAGACATAAGAATAGCGCACTTAAAGGTTAAAACTTATTACGGCGACCTGATGGATCAGGGGGGGGTGGAAAAGCTACTTAAACAAATTCAACCGGATGAAATTTACAACCTGGCAGCGCAAAGCCATGTAAGGGTGTCATTTGATATACCGCAATTTACATTACAGGCCAATACTTTGGGGGTGCTGAACTTGTTAGAGGCATACCGTACAAGCTGCCCAAAAGCAAAGTTTTACCAGGCCAGCAGTTCAGAAATGTTTGGAAGCAGTGTTGATGCAGACGGATACCAACGGGAAACTACACCGATGCTTCCTGTTTCACCTTACGGGTGTGCAAAGTTAGCGGCATATCATTTGGTGCGAACTTACCGGGCATCATACGGTCTGCACTGCACAAACGGCATATTGTTTAACCACAGCGGTTACCGCCGGGGTTTGGCATTTGTAGAACAAAAGATTTGCCATGCTGCAGTTAGAATTAAATTAGGGCTTCAGGAAGGGTTAGAACTTGGCAACCTGTCATCATACCGGGATATAGGCAATAGTAAAGATTATGTGCGTGCCATGCACCTAATGTTGCAACAGCCTGATGCTGATGATTGGGTAGTGGCAACGGGTGAAACGTGGAGCATTGAACAAATATTACATTACGTTTATAATAAATTAGGGTTACCGCCGGGGGTTAAAAATACAGATGCTTACAACCGCCCGCAGGAACTTGACTACCTCAAAGGGGATAGTAGCAAAATACGGGCATTGGGTTGGCAGCCAAAATACACCACAGAACAAACCTTAGATGAAATGATTGAACATTGGATGGCAGTTTATAAACCGTTTAACCCCCTGGATCATGAGCAATCAAAGTAAAGTTTGTTACACGGCAATATTTTCAGATTATGAAGAACTAAAAGAACCAGAACCGGTTACACCCGGCTGGCGGTATGTTTGTTTTACAGACCAGCCTTTACAATCCGATGTTTGGGAGATTGTACAAATGAAAGTTATTGACACGCCGCAACGTACTGCCCGGTGGTGTAAGATAATGGGCTGGATTGATTGGCAGTATTCCATGTGGATTGACGCTTCATTTTACATCAAAAAAGACCTGAACGATTGGTGGGCAGAAAGGTTTGTTACACCATTTGCCGCTGCAAAGCATCCTTTGCGTACTGATATTTATGCTGAATGTAGAAGTTGTATTGTAAACAATCGGGGTGATAACGGCAAAGTAATATTACAGGAACAACGCTACAAGCAAATGCTATTCCCACAGAATACCGGTATAATAACCTCCGGTATTATGTTAAGGGAAAATACAACAGAAAACATTAAATTGCATGAAGCGTGGTGGAAGGAATTGAGTGAGCAGTCGGTCCGGGATCAATTATCCTTTGCCTATGTATCATACCGCATACCGTGGATAAACACATACCGTTGGGATTACACACAAAGCAAGGAATTTATTTATACAAAGCATAAACATTTAAGACATTGATAACACACCACACACAACTGCTTAATGCACTGATTGAAAAGTACAATCTGAAAAGCTATTTGGAAATAGGGGTGCAGAACCCGGCAAATAATTTTGATAAGATAAAGGCTGAGTACAAGGTAGGGGTTGATCCTGAGGTAACAGCAGATTTTGTTTACAAAACTACAAGTGATGAGTATTTTAAAAGTCAGTTTACTACAACCTTTGACCTAATCTTTATCGACGGCCTGCACCATGCTGACCAGGTGCAAAGGGATTTTGAAAATTCATTACGCTGTCTGAATGATAACGGCTTTATTGTGATACATGATGTACTGCCGGAAAATGAAGCCGGGGCGAAAGTACCACGGGAAACAAAACAATGGTGGGGGGATGTTTACAAATGGGCAATGACCATAAAAAACTATCCGGGTATAAAATATAAAACATTCAATATTGATAACGGCTGTATGCTAATTAAAAAGGACAGTAAAGAAAAGGGGGTTGGTGTACCTGTTAAAGCAGATTGGCAAACATACCAACAAATAGGGTTTGTACTTATGAACGTAACCGATAAAGTTGAAATCTAAACCACTTATATTAGATTTTGATACCCACGGCAACGAAAAGCAAAAGGAGTGCGGCCGTGCTTGGGCAGATGATACCATTACGGATATTTATTACGGCGGCGCAAAGGGCGGCGCAAAATCATTTACAGGTATTAACCTTATTTTCGGGGATGCGCTTTCATATCCTGATACCCGTTATTTTATTGCCCGGAAAAAACTAAACGACCTGCGCAAATTTACCCTGCCAACAATTAGTAAAGTTTTCAATTCGTGGGGCATTGACCAAAACAAATACGCAAAGTTTAATGGGCAGGATAATTTTTTTGAATGTAAAAACGGAAGTAAAATACTTTTTTTAGAAGCATCTTATATGCCTTCCGATCCGTTATATGAACGGTTTGGCTCAATGGAATTTACACGGGGCTTTATTGAGGAGGCTGGGGAGTTTGATCTGCCCGCAAAAAACAACTTAGCAGCCTCCATTGGCCGCTGGAAAAATGACCAGTATAATTTGGTGCGCAAACTGTTGCAAACCGGTAACCCTTCCAAAAACTACACTTATCGTGATTACTATGTACCATTCAGAAACGGCACATTAAAGCCACATCAAAAATTTATACAGGCTTTTATACAAGATAACAAAATGATTGACAAAGGTTATTTTGAGCAGCTTGACCAGTCATTATCCCAAAACGAAAAGCAGCGTTTGCTGCATGGTAACTGGGAGTATGATGATGATCCGGCTGCACTTATTCAGTACGATAAGATACTTGATATTTTCAGCAATACCCATGTTGAAGAGGGTGATCATTACATAACCGCCGATATTGCCCGGCTTGGCGGTGATAAGATTGTAGTCATTGAATGGAACGGCTGGCGGGGCAAAGTAAAGTATTACACAAAACAAACACTTGATGTTACAACTACCTACATAGCCGCTGCAATGACACGCAACAGCACCGG